CGACCTCCAGACATCGGTAGCGAACTACCTCGGACGGAGTGACCTTACCAGCCAGATTCCTGACTTTATCTCCCTAGCGGAGTTGCGCCTATCCCGCGACATTCGTACCCGCAGGATGCTCAAGACCTCTACGGCTACCATGACCGTAGGCGACCCGACGGTAGGACTGCCAAGCGACTTTCTGTCCATCCGCGATGTGTTTATTCAGGGCTTGCCGAGAACGGTAGTGACCTACCTCTCCCCAAGTGCGTTTTCTAGCAACTCCCGCGCAGACCAACAAGGTCTGCCTGTGTTCTACACCATGCGTGGCAACGAGTTAGAGTTCGCGCCCAAGCCCGATAGTGCCTACGTCTTGCAGATGCTTTACTACTTCAAGCCCGTGGTGCTGTCGTCAGGCAATACTAGCAACGAGTTCTTGGCTAACTACCCAGACGCGCTGCTCTACGCAAGCCTCCTAGAGGCAGAGCCGTACCTTATGAACGACCCGCGCACTCAGACGTGGTCGAGTCTCTACAACCAAGCAATTGCACGAATCAACACCTCCGACGAGGAGAGTGAGTTTTCTGGTGTTCCCTTAGTTATGACCGTTACAACGAGGTAATCAAATGGCAGAATTTAGCGATTATTTAGAGAACAAAGTCCTAGACCACGTTCTCCGCAACACATCTTACACTTCACCCACGACGGTGTACGTTGGACTCTATACGTCCAATCCTACGGACACGAACTCTGGTACGGAAGTAACTGGTGGCTCCTATGCCCGCCAGACCCTATCCGTGACCACAGCTTCCAACGGAATCGTTACCTCTAGCGCGGACGTTACGTTCCCGCAATGTACGGCTTCGTGGGGTTCCGTGGGCTTCATTGGGATTCTAGACGCAATTACTAGCGGCAACCTGCTCATGCACACAGCCTTGACGACTGCTAAAACAATCGACACGGGCGACATTCTCAAGATTACTTCTGGCAATCTGACGGTTACGTTGGACTAAATGGCGTTACTGACCCTTGAAGAATTAGACCGCTTCGGGAGTCTTGATTCATTACCGTTCTCGCTAGACTCGAACTGGATGGATTGCGGGATACAAGGCCCGTACACGCTAGAAGAACTAGACTACTTTAGCACCAGCATTGATGCACTAGCGTTCTCGCTGGACGACCCAATCTGGACGCTAGATACCACAGAAATCTGCCTCGTCTACGCGCCCCAGAACATCACGGGCGTGGGTACTGTAAACGCTATACCTCAGTTCTTTGAGACTGCCCAAGCCCTGATTACGGCTAACGGACAGGTCTCGGCAGATGGTACGAGATTGCGTACGATTCAGGGTACGGTTGACAGTACGGGAACGGTCTCTGCTGACGGTACTAGAACCAGACTCGTAGGGGCAATTATTACCTCTGCTGGCGAGGTTGTTGCTTCTGTGCAACGCACAAGGTTTGCGGATGGTAGCGTCTTTGCCAACGGTCAGGTAAGCACAACTGCCAACACAATTGCAAGCGTGGTGGGTAGTATTTCTGCGGTAGGCTCGGTAAGTGCGCTTGCGGCGCGTTTACGGGACGTTGTAGGGGCTATAAACGCCTCTGGCAACCTAGTAGCAGACGCGGTAAGACTTCGCCTTGTAGACGGTTCTATAACGGCAGAAGGGTTCCTGACCGCAAACGCGGGGTTCGAGTTTGATGTCCACGGCGATGTCGTGGCGACTGGCACTCTGAACGCCCTAGCGGGGATTATTTACTCAGTTTCTGGGCAGGTGGCAAGCAACGGACAGCTTACCTGCACGATGTACAAGTTTGGCGAGGAGTGGGTCTTAGTACCTGACCAGCCAAACACATGGACTGCGGCCAACTTCCAAAGCGACACATGGACACAGGCATCAACCAGTTCGGACACATGGACACCAATTAACGCCCAAAACGATAACTGGACAACAATTTCACCAGGAAGTAACACATGGCAATAACAAGAGTTACCTTTGGAGAGTGGCTGCCTGACCAGCCTGGGGTTATCGGTGCGCTGACCACGGCTAAGAATTGCTTTCCCAAGGCGGTAGGCTACGGCCCGTTCCCGCAAGAGGTGGACTATTCTGATGCCGCACCGCAAAACCTGACGGCTGCGGCTGCCGCCAAGGACACGAACAGTATTACAAGTATCTACGCGGCTGGCACGACAAGGCTTTTCAAGTTGGACACCAACGACTTTTCTTGGGACGACATTTCTGCCGTGACTTATAGCGGCACGTCTGGGTGGAAGTTCACGCAGTTCGGAAACTCCCTGATTGCGGCTAACGAGTCCAACACCATGCAGTACATAGACGTTATGTCTGGCACTACCTTTGCAGACCTAGCCGCTGACGCACCCAAGGCCAAGTTTGTGACCGTGGTGCGGGACTTTGTGGTGTCTGGCTACCAGAGCTCCTACAAGAACCGAATCCAATGGTCTGGTATTAACAACGAGAAGACTTGGACTACCTCTGCCACAACACAGGCAGACTTCCAAGACGTGCCTGACGGCGGGTTTGTGCAGGGCGTTACGGGTGGCGAGTTCGGGCTAGTCCTACTAGAACGCAGTATCGTGCGGATGTCCTACGTCGGAACCCCGCTGATATTCCAGTTCGACAACATCGCTAGGAACCGTGGGTGCTTTGAGCCTAACTCGGTCATCCAATGGCAGGGTATTACTTACTTCCTCGGAGACGACGGTTTCTACGCCTGTGACGGGCAGAACCTGAAAAACATAGGTGCGGAGAAGGTCAACCGATACTTCTTTAACTCGTTAAAAGAAGGCGACATTGGCAACATGAGTGCCGCCATCGACCCCATCAACAACCTAGTTGTCTGGGGATACCCGACGGTTGACTTGGATTACAGGGTCTTGGTCTACCACGTCCCGACAGGCAAGTGGTCGTACTCGGACTCGACGGCTACCCGTGTGGCTCCCGTGTCTACACCTTCCATCACCCTAGAGGGATTGGATGCGTTTAGCGCAAGCATAGATGCCCTAGGTATTTCGTTGGACAGCCGGACATGGCTAGGCGGGAAACTGCTTCTTCTCGGAATTAACGGCAACAAGCTGATTACCTTCACAGGGGCTTCCAAGACGGCCACGATTGAGACGGCAGATATTTCCTCGGACACCAATCAGTCCATGATTACGATGCTAAAACCCATCGTAGACAACGGGACGGGTAGTGCTTCTATCGCCTCTAGGCTACAACTAAACCAGACGGTTTCCTTCCCGTCGGTCACGGCTGCAAACAGCGAGAACCGCATAGGTGCTAGGTCTTACGGGCGTTATCACCGCGTAAAACTTGAACCCTCTGGGAACTGGACTACGGCAATCGGGATGGATGTAGAGATTCAGCAAGCGGGTACTCGCTAATGTTTAGAGTTCTACCGTACCAAGGCGGCGACCCACGGCAGATTTCCGAGGTGGTCAATAACCTGATGAACGGCAAGTCCAATAACACGGGGACTATTACCCTTGCTACGGGCAACGCTACGACGACTACCCTGATAGACGAGCGTATTTCTGTATATACAAAAATTGTCCTGATTCCGTTCTCTGACGCGGCAGAAGCTGACTCTGCGCCATACGGTGCGTTTCAGGATACGACTGACCAAGTGGCGGCTGATACGACCACGGCGTACCCAATGACGCTTAACACCACGGACTACTCAAACGGGGTGTATTTGTCTAACAGTTCCAGAATGAACGTGCGGAACTACGGGATTTATAACCTGCAATTTAGTACGCAGTTTGTAAATACCGACAGCCAGATTCACGACATTGATGTGTGGTTTCGCAAGAACGGAACGAATATCGCTGGCTCTAACAGCCGGTACTCAGTCCCAAACAGCCACGGCGGTGTAGACGGACACATTATTGCGGCGTTGAATTACTTTATAGAACTGAACCCTAATGACTACATGGAAATCATGTGGGCAACGGATAACACGGCGGTCAGTATTCAGCAGTTGCCGACTAGAACTAGCCCAGACACACCGGCAACCCCGTCGGTCATCGCTACCATGCAGTATGTCGCACCGTCGGCGTACTCGAACATTTACGTCTCAGCCCAACAGCAAGGACAGGCAACAATTACGCATTTTTCTAACGCCACGGCGAACAAGACTTATGCTTACATTTTGGTTGGATAATCTTTATAATAGGTGATATATGGCTTATGACGCTTTCGGAAACCCTATCCCTGGCACAACAGTTCCTGGTACTGGGCCGTTACCTAGTCTTTTAGCACCGGGTGGCGGCGAGTCAAAAATTGACCCAAGCCTTCGCCCCTACTTAGAGCGCGGTTTACAAAGGGCAGAACAACTGTTCTTTGGCGCACAGCCGCAAATGTTTGAGGGGCAGATGTATGTGTCCCCAAGCCAACAGACTCTTTCCGCGTTGCAACAACAGGAAGCGGCAATAACAGCCGGTCAGCCGTTGCTCCAGCAAGCACAGCAAGCCTACCAGTCGTCTTTAGGACAGATTGGGCAGACCGCCGCAGGTGGTTTTCTGCAAGGCTCCCCGTATCGTGAAGCAATGGTTCAGGCAGCTACCCGCCCACTCACACAACAGTTTGGCGAACAGGTGCTACCGGGCGTTGCAAGCCTTTATTCACGGGCTGGACGCTACGGGTCAGGCGCGATGGAACGTGCCCTTGGCGGGGCTACGGAAGCCTACGGCAGGGCATTAGGCGACGTTACCTCCAACATTGTGGGGCAAGACTATGCTCGTGAGCGTGCATTGCAACAACAGGCACAACTTGGACAAGCATCACTAGCCCAAGCCGCCCCGTCGTTTTTCCAGCAAGGGTTTCTCCCTTCTCAGGCATTGGCACAGGTTGGCGCGGCGCAAGAACAGATTGCGGCACAACCCCTGCAAGAACAGATTCAGAGATTCCAGTATTCACAGCAACTGCCGTACTCGCAATTGCAGTCTTACCTGTCGTCGGTTTACGGCACTCCAATGGCATCAAGCGTGTACCCACAACAGCCACAAGCACAGACCAACAAATTGGGTCAGGCAATAGGCGGTGCTGGACTAGGTTACATGGCAGGAAACTTCTTAGGAGGTTCTGCGTTTGGCGTTCCTAGCCAGTACATCGGTGCTGGATTAGGCGCAATTGGTGGATACTTTCTTTGATTAGACAGGTAACAAAGGAGACGTTGCCGGAGTTTTTAAGCCTTGCAAGGCAGATGCACGAAGAAAGCACCTCAAGAGATTTAGAGTTTTCAGCAGAGAAACTAGAACAACTGATTGGTTCCCCATCAACATTTTGTGTGATGGCTTATAAAGACCAAAAGGTAATCGGCGGGATGCTTGGGTTTATTACTGAACATTATTTCTCTAAAGACAAAAAAGCGGTAGAAAGCGGTTTATATGTTGTCCCAGAACACAGAAACGGGATGACTGGAGTTAGGCTAATTCGTTCGTTTGAGGATTGGTCTAAACAGCGAGAAGCAAAGCATATTTGGATAGGTTACTCAACAGGGATAGGAGACATTGACAGAATGAAATACTTCTATAAAGCCCTTGGGTATGACTATGAAGGATTCTTTTGCAGGAAGAAGATAAATGTGTAACCCAGTTCAAGAGATAAAAAACCTTGGTTCGGCAATTGACGACAACATTTTTCAGCCAATCAAAGAAGACCCAGTTGAGGCTATCGCTACTGCCGTTGGCTACTATTTGGGTGGCCCACCTGGTGCGGCAGCGGCTCGTGGAACGACAAAGTTAATTCAGGGCGAAGACCCAGAAGATGCGGCCAAGGCTGCGGCTTTAACTTACGTTACGGCTTCCGTTGGACAGGAACTTGGTGCGTCTACTGGCGGCGGTGGAGAGACTGGCGCGTTTGATGCAGGGCAGGGTTTGGATGCAATGTCTGGTGGCGCAGGTCAGGTTGGCGCAGGAGTAACTCCAGCACCTATATCTGATGCAACAGTAGTAACGCCAGAACAGACTTATCCGGGCGTAGAACAAAACGCATTTACACCAGCACCGGGTTCATTACAGGCAGAGTTGCCAAGCCTAGGCGTTGAAACCGCCGCGTCGTCAGCACCGTATACGGCGATACCTGGCTCAATAGAAGCGCAATTGGCGGGGACTCCTATTGCTGGCGCAAATCCTGCAATCTCCCTACAAGACGCTTTCCGTGGGGCTAGGATGGTTCAAGGTTTGTTAAACAGACCGCAACAGCAACAAGTTAATCCTTATATGCTGATGAACCAACAGCAACAACCAGGGCTCGTTAGTTACGAAGAACTGCTTGGTCTACTAAATAAACCAATGGCAAGTACGCCAAACGTATATCAGGCTCTTGCACCAGCACAGCAGAATCCTTACAGTTTAATTTAGGGTAAAAAACATGGCTACACTTCAAGACTTTATAGGCGGTGGAATACCAGCCGGACTATTAGACCAAGAACAAATGCAAGCCGCAGAACAACGCGCACAAAACTCTGCGCTGATAAACACGTTCTTTAGTGTGCTACAAGGTTCGCGTGGGCAACCCGGACAAGGCAAACCTGGCCTTGGGCAAATTGTCGGTCAGGCTGGGCCAGTAGGATTACAGGCTTACCAGCAGTCGTTTGATAGAACTTTGGCAGACACTCTAAAAGGATTGCAGATTTCAGAGTTTAGGCGCAAGCAAGAAGAGGCAGAAAAAATCCGCAAACTTGCGCCACAAGTATTTCAAGTTACTCGCGCTGAACCAACGACTGGCGCGTTTGATTTGGGCGGCATGGGGCCTGTTCCAGAGCAGCCAATTACTGGAGTGCGTGTAAACCGTGAGTTGTTACCAGCCCTTGGCGCGCTTGGCCCAGCAGGAATGGAGTATGCCTCTCAGGTGGCTCAGTTTGAAAAATCATTGCGGCCAGAACGAGTTACATTAAAACCAGGTGAACAAGTTATTGAGCCAGAAACTGGTCGCGTTGTAGCAAAAGTTGCGCCAACACCAGATAAAGTTGATTTGGGTACTCACATTGCTTTTTATGACCCACAAAACCCTGCTAAGCCAATAATTACCCTTCCGAAAGGGAAAGACCCTAAAGACTTAACTTCAACCGAGTTGCAAGTTGGCGGTCAGTTTAATACACAAGCCGCACCATTTATTAGCCTTGGTCAGAACTATAAAAAGATTGAAACTGCCGCAAAGAACCCATCTGCCGCAGGTGATATATCACTTATTTTTGGTTACATGAAGTTGCTAGACCCCGCATCAGTTGTTCGAGAGGGTGAGTTTGCGACGGCGCAAAACGCTGGAAATATTCCAGAATCGGTTTATGGAATGTATAACCGAGCAATAAGAGGAGAAAGGCTTGCGCCAACCATTAGAGAAGACTTCCTTGGGCAGGCAAAAAATCTTGTTCGTAGCCAACAAGAAATTTACAAACAAACAATTGAGCCAAGATTTGATTCTATTGTTCAAAGCGCAAAACTAAACAAGCAAAACGTGATGTTTAATCCTTTTGCTGGAATTGACCTTACTCAAACACAAACACCGCAACCGCAAACTACTAAAACAGAAATTCCAACAATTAGACAAACTATGCAAAGCGGCGTTACTAGCGGCATAAAAATTCGTCGCATAGGGGACTAATAAATGCCTACCTACGAAGTTGAGATTCCAAACCTCGGGAAGTTTGAGGTTAAGTCCGACAGAGAGTTGTCAGAACAGGAAATAATTAGCCAAGTCCAACAAATGTCTAGCGGCGAAAAAACTCGTGGAGAGCTTGGTCGTCAACTAGGGCTTACTGCACGCGCCGGTCTTACTGGGGTTGCAGGGCTTCCGCTAATGGCTGGAGAGGGGTTAAATGCCCTCCTAAACATGATTGCCGGGAGAGAGGTATTTCCGTCTCCAACAAGAGCCGCACAGCAGTTAATGACCCAAGCGGGGTTGCCAGAGGCACAGACCGCTAGAGAGCGCGTTGTGCAAGACGTTGCTTCTGGTATGGCTGGTGTTGGTGGTACTGCCGCCATGCTTCGCCCTCTAGGACAAGCCGTTGCCCCACTTACAGAACGCCTTGGTATGCAAACCGCAGGTGCAGTTGGTGCGGCTGGTGCAGCCGGTATGGGCAGAGAAGAAGGTGCTGGCCCGCTAGGACAGCTTGGGCTAGCCGCTTTGGGTGGAACAATTGCACCAGGAACAATGGCTACCGCCGCAAGTCGAGGTGGTCGCGCAGCCGTAGAAACCGTCCGTCCTTTTACAGAAGCCGGTAGGGAAGTAATTGCCGGTAATGTATTGCGCCAACTATCTGCCCAGCCAGAGGCCGCAATTGCCCGCGCCGCACAATACGAACCGACAATTTCTGGATACCGCCCGACAACCGCACAGGCTACACGCGATGTTGGTCTAGTAGCCGCAGAGACACCTATTCGCGCCTTGGATACAACCGGCAAATTTGCGACACAAGCAAGCCAAGCAAACCAAGCTAGAGTCAACATTTTAGACCGTATGGCTCGGGATAAAGATACTTTGACTTCTGCTATTACCAAACGAGATGAGGTTACCGACCCATTACGGGAGTCTGCTTTTGCAAAAGCAACAATCACACCAGAAGAACTTCAATCGTCCGTTACATCAACAGTTGTAAAGACTATTGACGACATTCTTGCCTCACCCGCTGGAGCAAGAAAACCAGTTGTTGATGCAATGAACTTCTCTAAACAAGGATTACAAAGAGGTACGACTCCTGAGCGACTTTATGCGGTGAGACAGGATTTGCGTGATGCAGCACAAGGTTTATTAAACTCAGAAAGTGCGGCATATAACCTAGCCAAGGGTCAGTTGGAACAAGTCATTCGGTCAATAGACGATGTGCTAGAAAATTCTGCGCCTGGTTATAAAGACTACCTAAGCAAGTACGCAGCTTCTAGCCGTGGTATTGAACGACTAGAGGCTGTTCAAGACTTCCGTAAAAGAGTCCTATCTACCACTCCAGACATTGGGCGGGTTGGCGACTTCTTAATTTCTCAGCCAGCGTTTACTCGCGCTATTCGCTCACTAGAAGATGACCCTAAACTAGGTGGGCTATCCAAGACTCAATTCTCGGTCTTGCAGAGGGTTAGCAAAGACTTGGATGACGGTGTTCTTGCAAGGGCTGCCAAGTCTCCTGGTTCGGATACTTTCAAAAATATGTCTACTGCCAACGTAATTGGTGGAATCGTCGGCAAACAGATATTTGGCGAGACTAGCCCGTTCTTAAACAAGGTGGCTGCACCGCTAAACTGGCTTTACAATGGCACAGACGATGCCATTCGTGAGGTGTTGGTAGACGCAATGCTTGACCCAAAGTTGGCGGCAAGGCTTATGCAAAAAGCAACAACGGCAACTATGGAACCAATTTCGCAAGAACTGCAACGCCGAGCAGTAACCCTCGGATATGGCTCAATTTTCGGACTGGAGTAAGAGATGAAGACCAAGATTTCAGAATACTCAACGACCAACTCGTCAAATACCGACATAGAAGGTATTAACATCGACGAGGGGTGTCCCCCAAGTAGCATCAACAACGCCATCCGTGAGCTTATGGTTCACCTAAAGGAGTTCCAGACAGGGGCTTCTGGGGATGCGTTTACCTTTGCTGGTGGAACCCTGATGAGTGGGACGAACACCATCTCTGGGGCGGCTGTTATCTCTGGCAACATCAACTCCTCGGGCACGACCAACACCTTATCCGGCGGGAATATCCTGTCCGGCACGAACACGATTTCAGGGTCGGCGATTATCTCTGGGAATATAAACTCGTCAGGGACTACCAACACCTTCTCTGGTGGCAATATCCTGTCGGGAACAAATACCATCTCCGGCTCTGCCATCATCTCTGGCGGTATCAACTCTAGCGGGACAAACACGTTCTCTGGGACAAGCACATTTAACTCTGGAAGCCTGAAACTAGCGGGTTCTTCTAGCGGTGCGGCTACCCTAAACGCCCCTGCCGCAGCTTCTACGAATACATATACCCTTCCCCCTGACACCTCGACCTTGGGGTACAGGAACATCCCTGCCGTGGGAACCAAGACAGGTTCTTACACACTTGCCACGACTGACGTTGGCGAGTATGTACAGGTAGGCTCTGGCGGGTCTATAACGATTCCTGATGCCACTTTTGCCGAAGGTGATGTAATATCTATCTTTAACAACACCTCTGCGGGGATTACCATTACTTGCACAATCACAACCGCCTACATTGCGGGTACAGATTCGGATAAGGCAAGCGTTACCCTTGCGACTAGGGGGGTGTGTACAGTCTTATTTATCTCTAGTACCGTCTGTGTAATCACAGGGAACGTGTCATAAATGACGGGCATCTTTCAGATTCTTTTATCTAGCGGCGGTGGCGCTGCCGGAATCCTTGCTGACTACCTAGTTGTAGCGGGTGGTGGTGGGGGTGGTCGAGTAGGTGGCGGTGGCGGTGCTGGTGGTTACAGAGAACTTTCTGGACAAAGTTTGGCCGTTGGCACAGCATATACCGTAACTGTTGGCGCTGGAGGTGCGGGCGCAATAAGTAGCGCAGACCCCGGATATGGCTCAGACGGATTCAATTCTGTTTTATCAGCAACTACATCAGCGGGTGGTGGCGGCGGTGGCGGTCAATACAATACTGCTTACGGTGGTCGTAATGGTGGTTCTGGTGGCGGTAGTTATAGAGGAACTACACAAGGAAGTTATCCTCCCGGCACAGGAATATCTGGTCAAGGAAATGATGGTGGCGCTCAATTTGCCGGTTCAACTGCGTATAGCGCAGGTGGAGGTGGTGCGAGTGCAGTAGGTGGCGCATCAACATCATCTGCTGCCGGTGCTGGTGGTAACGGTTCCGCATCTAGCATTACTGGTTCCTCTGTAACTCGGGCTGGTGGTGGGGGTGGTGGTACTCAAATTGGTTCTGGAGCAAGCGGAGGAACTGGTGGCGGCGGGAATGGCGGCGGTAGTAATGGAAGCGCAAATACTGGTGGTGGCGGTGGTGGAGGCAATCCAGCAGGTGATGCTGGTGGCGCTGGCGGTTCAGGCATCGTAATCATCAAAATCCCATCTACGCACTATGCCTCATTCTCATCTGGTGTAACTTCATCTCTCTCGACTTCTGTTGCGGGATTTAACGTATATACAGTCACGGCTACTTCTACAACGAGTGAGACTGTGACTTTCCTTGCTGGCGCACCTATTAGCGAAGTGCTGATTGTGGCTGGTGGCGCTGGCGGTGGTAGAGGTGCAAATGTGGGAGATGGAGGTTCTGGTGGTGGTGGAGCCGGAGGTTATCGCTCAAGCACATCGTTATCAGTTTCTTTTGGTCAGGCGTACACGGTTACAGTAGGCGGTGGCGGTGCGGCTGGTGCGGCTGGTGCGTCAGGAACAAATGGTTCTAACTCTATATTTAGCACTATTACTTCTACCGGAGGAGGTGGTGGGGGACGTACTGCCAACGGAATAAAAACTGCTGGTGATGGTGGGTCAGGAGGCGGTGCTGGATACTTAAATAGTGCTTCTGGTTCTGGAAACACACCATCAACTTCACCAAGTCAGGGTAATAACGGCGGCGCATATGTTTCTGGTGACAACGGTGCTGGTGGCGGCGGTGCTTCTGCGGTTGGTGGTGATGCACTCGGTGCTGGAGGTGCTGGAACTGCTTCCTCAATCACAGGCTCTTCAGTAACGAGGGCTGGTGGAGGAGGTGGTGGTCGATATAACGCTAGTGGTGGAGGAGCAGGCGGCTCTGGCGGTGGTGGTGCTGGTGGTGATAACGGCGTGGCTGGCACATCAGGAACCGTTAATACGGGTGGTGGAGGTGGCGGTTCTGGAGGAAGTGCCGTAGCAGTCCCTCTTGCGGCTGGCGCAGGCGGCTCTGGCATTGTCATCATTAAAGTACCTGACAATGTAACCGCAACATTCTCTGGTGGCGTTACATCTAGCCTGTCCACATCAGGTGGGTTCAACATCTACTCTGTAACTGCTACGTCTACTACATCTGAGACTGTGACGTTTGTGCCAAACTTTACTGCCGACTTCTTGGTGATTGCTGGTGGCGGTGGTGGTGGTTTCGACCGCGCTGGTGGCGGTGGAGCCGGTGGCTATAGAACATCTGCCGGCACTAGCGGCGGCGGGGCTTCTGCCGAATCGGCTCTTTTTGTTGCCGTAGGAACTGCATACACCGTAACTGTCGGTGGTGGCGGTGCTGGAAGTTCTAGCAGTAGCGCCAAAGGAACAAATGGCTCTAATTCCGTTCTTAGTACGGTTACATCTACTGGTGGCGGCGGCGGTGGTTCCCCATCGGTAGATAGTGGAAATGGCGCAAGCGGGGGTTCTGGCGGCGGCGCAAGAAATAATGACAATGCTTCTGGTGGTGCTGGAACCGCAAACCAAGGATACGCAGGCGGTAACAACACAACAAATGATAACGAAACTGCGGCAGGCGGTGGAGGTGCTGGAAGTGTAGGTAAAAACGGTAATCCAGAAACGTCTAACCGTGGATATGGCGGTTCTGGGGTATCTTCGTCAATAACTGGTTCTGCGGTTTTAAGGGCTGGTGGCGGTGGTGGTGGTGGAAACACTGCATCTCGTGGATTAGGACAAGATGGCGGCGGTAATGGCGCAAATTTGACAAATGATTCAACCGCTGGTTCTGCTAATACAGGTGGTGGAGGTGGGGGTGGTAACGCCTTCCAATCATTCCCCGGACGAGCAGGAGGTTCTGGCGTAATCATCATCAAGATTCCAGAAGCCCGTACCGCAACCTTCTCAGGCGGTGTTACATCCTCGCTATCGACTGCGGTATCAGGATTTAAGATTTACACCGTGACTGCTACTTCAACCACATCAGAAACAGTAACTTTTAGTTAATAGGAGATATTAAAATTTCACACTTCGCAAAACTAGACGAAAACAACATCGTCACATTCGTGACCGTAGGCCGACAGGAAGATGACGGTAAAGAGGCAGACCTCTGCGCTCGCACAGGCGATGTCTATAAGCAGACCTCGTACAACACCCACGGCGGGGTACACGCATTAGGTGGAACGCCTCTGCGTAAGAACTATGCAGGTATCGGATACACATACGATGCGGGTCGGGACGCTTTTATTCCTCCCAAGCCCTATGCTTCATGGTTGCTAAACGAGACAACTTGCCTGTGGGACGCACCTGTTGCCTACCCAGATGACGGCAAGCGTTACTCATGGGACGAGGCTACGACTTCGTGGGTTGAAGTTGAAGGGGTTGCTGCGTGAAACTTATCAAACTAACTAACGCCGCCAAGGGCCGCATCGGTGAGGGTCTAATCCTTAACACAG